GACTGGAGTTCAGACGTGTGCTCTTCCGATCTATCATGCAAATGGCCCGCGGCGCGTTTCAGGAGCGCGTCGACTACGAGATGGGCCGAGTCGTCGACAACATCCTCGACCTCAACACCAAGGCGACGGCCAAGAGGAAGATCACCCTCACCATCGAGCTGACGCCTGACGACGAGCGCCAGACGATCTCCGTGGCCGTACAGGCCAAGGCGACGCTCGCGCCCACCAACCCGGTCGCAACGGCCCTCTGCATCACCAGCGACGGCAACGGCGAAATGGTCGTGGCCGAAATGGTGCCGCAGATCCCCGGCCAAATGAACATGGACGGCACTCAGCAAGAGGCCCCCAAGATCCTGAAGCTCGTACAAGCTGCCAACTAAGAAAAGGAGGACAACACAATGCTCGCAAAAATGATCGACAAAATCGTCGCCCTGAAGGAGACCAAAACCTTCGAGATCGCCGGCCAGACCTACGCCGACGCACCCCTCACCCGGATCCCGCCCCACGTCGACCGGCCCGACTGCATCAGCGTCAGCGGCCTCGATGGCATCTGCAAGCTGATCCGCACCGAGCTCGCCAAGATCAACACCGTCGTCATGGTGCAGGCCAAGAGCTACAAGAACGTCGAGGTCATGACCACCTACCTGCCGGACTTCTCCCGCAATATCCTCTACCGCGCCGAGGCTGACGTCCCGGGCCTGCGCACAGGTTTTCGCAGCCGCGAGGTCGCGCTGATCGAGCTGCGCAGCCTGTTCATCCCCAACGAGGGCACGGCCTACCTGCTCGACCTGCTGAGCCGGATGACCGACGAGAACAGCGTCTCCACCAAGGACAACGGCGTCACGCAGACCGTGGAGGCCCGTCAGGGCGTCGCCCTCAACGCTCTCGTCGAGGTCAAGCCCCGCATCCAGCTCCAGCCGTTCCGCACCTTCCTCGAGGTGCCTCAGCCCGAGAGCGAGTTCCTGCTGCGCGTCGACCCCAACGAGGGGATCGGATTCTTCGAGGCCGACGGCGGCGTCTGGAAACTGGAGGCCAAGCGCAACATCGCCGACTACTTCGAGAAAAACCTGAAGGATCTGATCGGGGCCGGCAAGGTCGTCGTCATGAAGTAAACCAGCAAGGCCGGGCGGGCAGCACCCGCTCGGCCATCTGAGAAAGGAGCCACACATGGAAAGACTGACCGCGCAGCGCTGCAACGGCATCAAGACCGGGTACTGGAGCCCGGCCAAGAAGGACGACCTCGTGCAGCGCCTCGGCCCCTATGAGGACATCGGCCTCGAGCCCGCCGAAATCGTGAAACGGCTCAAGGACGCGGAGAAAGCCGCAGAAGGGAGAAACGCATGAAAGAATACACAACACTGACCCGGGAGGCCGTCGACGTGGTCGAAGGCGCCGCCCGATACATGAGCGAGACGACCCCGATGGAGCACTGGAGCGACAAAATGCTCGACCTGCTCCTGAACGGGCCCACGATCAACAGCATCAAGAAGGACGAAGTCAGGGCGCTGCTGCGTCAGACCTATGCAGCGCTGAAGCGCTACGAGGTGATCGGCCCGATGGCCTCGCCCTTCATGAACAGCCCGACCGCGATCGTCGCCCTCGCCTTCAGAGAGCTGTACCCGCGCCTCGAATACTACGCGCAGTACGTCCCGGGCATCAAGGACGAGGAAGGGAAACCGGCCTACGGCCTGACCATATTCCCGGACGACGGCAGCACGCCGATCGTCTGCATCTCGGCCGAGGCGCCGATCAGCGCCGGGCCCGAGCTGCTGGCCCACGAGCTCGCCCACGTCGCAGCCGGCGAAGCTGTCGAGCACGGGCCTGAGTGGAAGGCAGCCGAGGAGGCCATCTTCCAGAAGTACAACGAGATCCTCGACGCCAAGATCCCCGACGAGCCCGTGGAGGTGACAGTCACCCCACACAAGGTCGGCGACGGCGGGATCCTCGCCATGCCTCTGAAGGCCAACATCCCAGACCCGCAGCGCGACGACTGGGAGCCCGTCACCTGCCCTATCTGTGGAGCTGAGTGCTGGGAGACCGACCTCGCCCGTCAGGCGATGGCAGCCGAGCCCGAGCTCCGCGCAGCGTGTACCGCCTGCGCCCTGAAGGCCGGCGTCGCTGCCGGCGGCAAACACTGAAAGGAGGAAACCATGAACGACAACAACAAGAGCAGCGGCAGCTCCGGCGGCATCTTCTGGACGCTGCTGGCCGTCGCTTTTATCGTACTGAAGGTCACGCACCTGATCGACTGGCCGTGGGTGTGGGTGCTGGCCCCGATCTGGATCCCTGCCGGGATCGTACTGGCCGCCATCGTGGTCGTGCTGATCGTCGTGCTGACGAAGGAGACGATCAGGTCGCTGGAGAGGAGGAAACGCTGATGGAGAAAGAAGAACGCACCGCCCTCCTGACCAGAGCGATCCGCACCTATGGAGAGCCGGCACAAATCGACATGGCGATCGAGGAGATGGCCGAGCTGACCAAAGCCCTCTGCAAAATCAAACGGGCACAGGCTGGCTGCGAAGTGACTGCGGCGATCGGCAACGTGGTCGAGGAGATGGCCGACGTCCAGATCATGCTCGACCAGCTCCGCATCATCTTCCACCGCTCCACCGAGGAGGTCGAGGAGGCGAAACTGGAACGGCTGGCCGGAAGGCTGCACACCAGATACATCGAAAACGGAATGATCCACGAGGCAGAAAGGGGGCGCAGCCAATGAACAAAGCAACCTGCCGGGGCTGCGGCGCTCCGATCGTCTGGATCAAGACGCCGGCCGGGAAGGACATGCCGTGCGATCCGGCGCCGGTCTACTATAAGGCAGCGCCCGGCGGGAAGGACAAGATCGTCACCACCCGGGGCGAGGTCGTGAGCTGCGAGATCGTGCCCGGAGCTGAGGCCACAGACGCCGGATACCGGCCACACTGGGCCACCTGCCCGCAGGCCGGGCAATTCAAGAGAGGGGGCGCAGCTCGATGACAGCAACCGTAGCAAAAAACAAAACCGCCGCCGGCTATTTCCTGTGCAGGAGGAGCGAAGCGACGAAGCTGCTCGAGAAGGCAAAAACCGAGGCGGCCGAAATATTGAAAGAGCTCAAAGTCTTTTACACCGGCGACATCGGCATCACGGCGTATATCAACAGGCACGTCATGGGGTGCAGCGTGGCGGGAGATCTGACCATTAACGGAGAGATCTGCCGTAGCTATGACCCGATTGACCTGTGTTTTCTCGAGCTGAATGAGTTCATGATGAAAAGGTTTATAGAAAGCCGAAAGGAGGATGGCATAAATGGCAAAGGATAAACCTCAGCCGCAAGGCGGCCCGGAGCTGGCCGAGTACATCACCACAGCGGAGCCGAAGGCATACGCCGACGGCGTCCCCGTGTTCTGCGCCCATGACGCCATCGTGCCGATCAAAGACCTCCAGCCGAACCCGAAGAACCCGAACCAGCACCCGCCGGAGCAGATCAAGCTCCTCGCCTCGGTCATCCGGGCGACAGGCTGGCGCGGGCCGATCACCGTCAGCACCCGCAGCGGCTATATCGTAAAGGGCCACGGCCGTCTCATGGCTGCCGAGCTCGACGACCTGAAGGAAGTGCCGGTCGACTACCAAAACTACGCCAGCGAGGCCGAGGAGATGGCCGACCTGACCGCCGACAACCGCATCGCAGAGCTCGCCACCATCGACAACAAAATGCTCGCCGAGGTATTTGCGGACATAGACACGGGCGAGATCCCGTTCATGCTCTCCGGCTACACCGAGGAGGAATACGGCAACATCGTCACGGCCCTCTCGGAGGCGCTGCATACACAGGAGCCGAAAGGAGACCCGGACGAGGTCATCAAACCCCCGACAGAGCCAGTCACGAAACGCGGCGACCTCTGGATCCTCGGGCGCCACCGCGTCGTCTGTGGAGACTGCACGAGCGAAAAATACCGCGCTCTCCTACTCGACGGAGCGACGCCGGAGATCCTGATAACTGACCCGCCATACTGTTCGGGCGGTTTTCAGGAAAGCGGCCGCAGCGCCGGCAGCATAGGAACAGACCGAAAGGATGGCAACCTGCCGAAGATTGCAAACGATACCCTCAGCACCAGAGGCTACCAAGCTCTGATGAAGGCCATGCTCCAAGATCTGCCCGTGCTCGTGGCTTATATCTTCACCGACTGGCGTATGTGGGTATACCTGTTCGACATCGTCGAGAGTAGCGGCCTCGGCGTCAAGAACATGATCGTATGGAACAAAAAGAGCCCGGGCATGGGCGTCGGCTGGAGAACGCAGCACGAGCTCATAATGTTCGCCCACAGGACAAAGCCGAAGTTCGACAACCACAAGGGCTACGGCAACGTCATCGAGTGCAGCCGCACAGACAACGAGCTCCACCCGACACAGAAGCCGACCGAGATCATCGAGACGCTGCTGGACAACACCCAATGGGCCCACGGGGTCGTCGACTTCTTCGGCGGGTCGGGCACTACTCTGGCAGCCTGCGAGGCATACGGCCAACCGTCTTACATCATGG